TATGAATATGGCTTATCTGCACCAGAGACTGCAGGATTTTTTGCATCATCAAACACTTGTTGATTTACAGCTTCTCCTGATACTCCAGGTTCAAAAGAATATTCAAATCTCTTGGCTCTAAGCAACCACACATAATGTCCCATCAATGGATTTATTCTGGATGCTTCTTCATCCAATTTTTGTGTAATTTCAAATATTTTACCGTTTCTACCACCTGGTCTATCATTACCATATTCTGTGAGTTGAAATAAATCACCTGACTTAGGCTCATTTGGATATCCAAATGTTGCATAAAACCCACTTATATGCACAAAAGCAGTTACCTCATCATCTGATTGCAGCCCATATTTTGAAAGCATAAGAGCATTTTCATTTATATCAATTAACATTTTTATTGTTACTGGTGCAGAATAAGCCTGAGTTGGTTGTTCACCATATAAATTATCTGCTGAAGCAGTAGTAAAATTATTAACAATGTACCCAACCTTTTGACCATAAAGATTAATTTGTTCTAACCAATAGTTGTTTTGTAGCTCTATATCACCTTGATTATTAGTTTTATCAACCAATGAAAAACATTCATTTACATTTTGATTAACATTAGGATAAGTTAATATGGTTGGACTGCCTTTGAAATAATTTGTACAATCTTCGTTAGTCATTTGTAAGTATGTAACCTCCAGAAGTATTCAAAGCAACAGATATACCAGTATTGCCTAATTTCTTTTTTTCACCAGGCTGTAAGCTTGCAATGTTAAATTTTTTTAATAATTCCTTGCCCTGCAAAACAGTTATTATGTGGCTTTTTTTTGTGGGATTGTTTTTTAAAGATTCAGTTCCATCTGCCTTTTTAACCTTATAATAATCAGGTACAGGCTTATGAGGAATTCTGGTATTAAGTAAGCCATCATTCTTTAAGTGACGAGGACCAATTTGTTTTTTATTGTAATAGTCCTGAAAAGTCATAATAATATTTAATCAAAAAAAAAGCCTAACTTGCGTTAGGCTTTTTTAATTTTTAAGCTAATCTATTATTTCTGGAAGAGATAATGACCAACGTTGGAGGCTTTACCAGCAACTACATTGGCTTTGCCCTTGGGAGATGTAGCGCCTACTTCCTTCTGAGGGTGTAGCTTGCCATCAGCTCCATCCTTGATCTTGCCATCACCTTCACCCTTAGTCACAAGCTTAGCTGTTTCATCACCAACCTTGTTATTCTTGCCTGTAAGAGCAAGGCCCTTAGAATCAGGAACTGCTGTTAATTCAGTAGCTTCACCAGCTACTTCTTGATTGTCTTCATCTTCTTCGCTCTCTTCTCCTTCATGCTTTTCTTCAGCCTTGTGCTCTGCATCTTCAGCATCTTCAGCATCTTCTTTCTCACCTTCTTCTTTACCAGCTTCTAGAGCTGTCATGAGCACATCATGCAACTTCTGAGCAACATCGCGTGGCAATGTAAAAGTTACATCACCTTCAGCACTGACTTCAGCGCCGGCATCACCAGCACCTACATCAAGACCAAGATCAGCTGCATCTTCTGCATCATCCTGGTGACCCATTACATCTTCAAAAAGTTTATCAAAAATTGATTTGCTCATAAAAGTATTTATACCCTGCTGATCATTTTTTTCAACTTTTTCAGTATTTTCTGCAAAATTTTCACTAGAAAATTTTTCAGTACCTTGAAATGTTTCTTTACCTTTTAATTCTTTAGGGTCAGATATTTCCTTTTGAAAGCCAACGGAAGCCTCAGGACCAGTAGGCCTACCAATAAAAGGCTTCTTCTTCTCTTTTGCATCTTTAGCCAATTCAAAAGTGCCTTTAGGAGGAAATGCTACTTTTTCAGAATAAAGATTTTCAACATCTTTCATTTGTCTTGTTAAATTCATATGTAAATACTTATATTAATGAGTGAGAAGAATAACAAACAATTTTATCTGGGTAACAAAAATCTACCCAGACCTGATGCTACTTTTGATTATGCTAGCAATCCTCAGTGGATAAAAGAAATTGAAAAATGTAAAAAAAACATCTTATTTTTTGCAGAAAATTTCTTCTTCATAGTAAATCTAGATAGAGGTAAAGAGAAAATACAATTATATGGCTCTCAAAAAAGAATTTTAAGATCATTGAGAGACAATAGATTTGTAATATTATTAGCTTCACGTCAGATAGGAAAAAGTACTTTACTTACCATTTATGCACTGTGGGTTGCCTGCTTCAACGAGGATCAAAACATTCTAATTGTTGCTAATAAAGAAAGCACCGCCATCAATATTTTTAAGCGCGTAAGGTTGGCATATGAACAATTGCCAAATTATCTTAAGCCTGGTGCGGTAGAGTATGGCAAAACGTCCATGACACTTGGCAACGGTAGCAGCATTGGCATTTCAACCACATCATCTGATGCTGGAAGAGGCAGCTCCGTAAACTGCCTTATCTTAGACGAATTAGCCTTTATTGATAATCATCTTGTGGAACAGTTCTGGAGATCAGTTTATCCCATCATCTCTAGTTCCAAGAAAAGTAAAATCTTTATTGCCAGCACCCCCAACGGTACAGACAACTTGTTTTACGAGCTCTACAATGGAGCAACTGAAGGCAAAAATGATTGGAAAGCAGAAAGGGTTGACTGGTGGGAGGTGCCTGGTAGAGATGATGAGTGGAAGGAAAAGACTGTCAGATCTCTAGGCAGCATGGAAGCATTTGAACAAGAATTTGGTAACGTGTTTTTGCAGTCTGGTGAAAGCTCTGTTAATGACAAACTTTTTGAAGAGATGAAAACAGAGATCAAAGAACCAGAATTTGTTTATGATGATGGCAAATATTTGCTCTGGGACACTTTCAAGCAAGATAGAATTTATGTTGCTGGAGTTGACATAAGTGAAGGGGTTGGTGCTGCTGCCAGCGTAATTCAAATACTAGACATTACAAATTTGCGCAACATTGAACAGGTTGCAACTTATCATGATAGAAATATTTCTCCTTATAACTTTACTGCTAAGTTGCATGAAATTTTGCAACACTGGGGATCACCATTAGCATTAATTGAAAGAAACAATTGTGGTGCGCAAGTGGTAGACCAGCTAAAAAATACTCTGCATTATGAAAACATTGTAACTTATGGCATAAAAAACCCTCACCAACTAACCCTTGCTGGCAACAAAATTGGTGTACAAGCTCACACCAACACCAAATATAAAGGCGTTACCAACATGAGATACTGGGTTAATGAGCTTAAAGCAGTTAAAATTAGAGACTTAAACACTCTCATAGAATTAAAAAACTTTATTCGGTATTCAAATGGCACTTGGGGTGCTCGCCCTGGGGTAGACAATTGGGATGATAGGGTAATGTCTTTGGTATGGTCTCTCATAATACTAGAAAATGAGTTAGCTGAAAAATATTTTGAAATTGTTGAATTTGATGAAAATAGAAAGCCATTAAAGATCAAATCACTAGATTATGGCATTAAATATTTTGTGAACCCCAACAGCATATATAATAATGAAAAAAGCAAAACAGAATATGTACCTTCACCTGTTATTATGCAGGGCAACAAAGATGAAGGCAACCAAGACATATCTGAGCTTGAGCAAATGGGGTGGAGGTTTTTTTAATGGCTAATTCAGTTCAATACGTACAGAGCCCGTTTAATAAGCAACGCAAAGATAAATTTTTGCTCGTCTTAAACTTACCTGATGCATTAAAAACTATAAACACACAATTTAATAGAACTAATGAATCGTTAAATTTAAATTCAATTCAATTTTCTGTTTATGGCTTAACCATACCTGAAATAAGCGTACCACATGTGGATTCCAAATATGGCAATCAAAATTTTGCTCACTCCAGTTTCAATAGACCACCATGGACACCTGCTACTGTAAATTTTACCATTGACAACAGATTTAATAATTACTGGACCATATACTCATGGCTTAATATGCTCAATGATGATGCCACTGGTTTATATGATAGAAATAATTTAACTAATAGGCCTGCTCAACTTAAAAGCATTGGGCCCAAAGTCGACTCTGAATACAAAGCTGACATATCAGTCTATCTGCTTGATGAGTATGATAAAAGATCTGTGCATTTTTTGTATAAAAATGCTTTCCCCACTGCCATTGGCGGTTTTGATTTGAATTACCGCAATGCTGATGAGTTAGAAACCACATTTACATTTGCTTACTCACAGTTTATTATGAGACTTGTGGAAAACGTGAATGAATTGTAATTTTTTTTACAAAAACTTTGTCCAGAATTAAATAAATACTTTATATGGCAAGAACGATTCAAAGCCCTGGCGTACAAATTCAAGAAGTAGATCTATCATTAAGAGCAGCAGCAACACCAGCTACCACCATTCTGATACCCGGTTTTGCTCCTAAAGGCCCTGTTGCTGAGCCTCTCACAGTATCTACGCTATCTGAATTTGAACAAATTTACGGCCAACCTACAAATGCTGCTGAAAGATATTTTTATCATACTGCCAAAGCAGTATTTCAAAGCCCTGCTGATGTGCTTGTGTATCGTCTACCTTATGGTGTAGGTTCTGGAATCAATACAAGTGATGATTTTAGTGCTCTAGTATATCCAGTTGTAGCCTACTACCCTGGCACAAGCGGCAATGGTTCTACAAATTATGTACCAGTAACTAATAACACTATTCTTTCTGCTGCAAGTGCCACATATCTATTTGGTGCACCATCTCATGTGAAATTAACTCGCGAAGAATATTATGATATTCTCCGTGGCACAGCATTTAACTGGAGCTCTAACACTGGAGGAGCCAATGCTTTTAACGCAGTAAGTCAATTTGGCAATGCAGGTTTGATTGTTCTTAACAAAGGACAGTCTTCTATTAATAGTCGTTTTGAAGGTTATTATGTTGGTGTAATTGACAACACCAATCTCAACCCCGCTACACAGTTTGATGATGTTAACAGAGTTCTCTCTATTAATTCTGAAGTTACATCTGTTAGTGGTTCCAATTATATTACCTTGCCTGATGTGAGATTGAATTTCCCGCTGTCTGCCACACAGACTGGCACAGGCAATAGCATATCAGAGGTCATTGAAAATGTTCCTAGCTTTGATATCTACAACAGTGAATTTGACGATACAGCAGTGCTCGGGCTCTTCAAATTGCGTCAATCTGTCTTTTCACCAGATACCATTGCCTTGGATTATGTTCTTGAAGAGAGCTACACTGCATCATTTGATGCATACCGTCAAATTAATGATCCCAATGGTGGTCCAGCCAAGAGCTTCTTTATAGAAACTCTGGACAATGATTCTACCAATATTATTACCCTGGTAAACCCATACATTTCTAACAGACTTACTAGCACATGGCTCAATACCAATGGCGTACCTACCAAGAAAGTCCGCTTCCTAAGCACAGCATTGGCTAGCGGTGTTGCTGGCGATACACCTGATGCATATGCAACCAGAGTAGGTGCACCCAGTGCTGCTGTTGCTTATTATAATACAGCACTAGGCACAACAGATGCTCTTGTGGCGCTTGGTGACTATGTTTCACAAGACATCAATACTAAGATCATTGGCAATGTACCAGTCAAACTACAGTCCTTATTTGACAAGGTTGAAAACTATGATGTTTATCCAATTAACATTATAGTTGAAGGTGGATTAGGCACTGTTTACGTCAATTCTCAAAATCCTGCTACCAGTGGATATTTTGATGATACAGTTGGGTACACTGCTGTTCAAGGCTTAACAGCTCAAAACCCTGCATCTCTACCTGCAGTAGTCACAAGCTACAATGCAGTTGCAGCAGAGTTTGTTAATTTCAGTGGCACTCGTCGCAAGGACAACCTGTTCATTGCTGATGCAATCACAAACATATTTGTAGAAAACAACGTCAAAACATTGGAAGATCCAACCAAAACATTCTCTACCGACATTTACTGGCCATTAAGAAATCAGTTTAGCACCATCAATTCTAGCTACGTTTGTACATATGCTAATGTTGCTAAAGTAGCAGACATAGCAACTAACCAACAAGTATGGGTGCCATTCTCTGGATTTGCTGCAGCTCTTATGGCCAATACAGATTCCAATTTTCAGCCATGGTATGCACCTGCAGGCTTCTCCAGAGGTGTTGTTACTGGTATTACAGATCTAGGGCTATATCCCAAGCAGAAACAGCGCGATCAATTGTACAAGATCAATCTCAACCCTGTTGCATTCTTCCCTGCAGAAGGGTTTGTAGTGTACGGGCAGAAAACATTGCAGAAACTACCCAGTGCATTTGATAGAATTAATGTACGCAGACTGTTTCTTAATCTTGAAGTTGCAACACGCGACACTGTTAAGTTCTTTGTATTTGAACCCAATACACTATTTACCAGAACACAAGTTATTAATACACTAACACCCATATTTGATAATGCAAAAAACACCCAAGGGGTGTATGATTACTTGATCATATGCGATGAACGCAACAACACACCTGCTGTTATTGATGACAATACGCTGGTAGTTGACATTTATGTTAAACCTACCAGAACAGCAGAATATATTCTTGCCAACTTCTATGCAACTAGAACAGGCATAAACTTCCAGGAGATAGTATCGTAATAAGAAAGGTGAATAAATAATTTTATGGCAGATGTAAATCAACTTATAACCGACTTTTACAGAGTAGCAACAACTAGAGAGTTTGCTCGTGACTATAACTTCAGAGTGCTCTCCATTAATACAGGTGGCGCATCAAGCGTAACATTTGATAATGATGATTTGGTTTATATTAAGACGGCTGCTCTTCCAGAAAGAATGATTAACAATGTAACAGTACCTTACATGGGACTCAATTTTAATATACCAGGCAATGCCACCTACCCTGGATCTGATGCATACTCCCTGACATTCTATGCCGACTCACAATCCAAGATTCGTCAGAAATTTGAACAATGGTCACAAGATATCTTCAGTGATGCCACTTCTACTGGCAATTATTTTGCACCAAAACAGACAGCTATCATTGACCTAGTTCAGTTAGATAATCAGATGAACAAAGTCGGTCAATATCAACTAGTCGGTGTATCAGTTAGAAGTGTAGGGCCTTTAAATTATAATATTTCTGATGGCAATGGCAGCACCATTGAATTTGTTGCAACAGTGTCATTTCATTACTGGAGAAAGATAAGCTAAAAGGCTAGTTAGTGCAAACTTTCTTAGAATTTTTTAATAATTCTTCTGTAAAAAAGCCTAATACCAATTCTCAAAAACGGTCAGGAGATAGATTTACCCAGACTAATACAAACACATAAATAATTAGGTGAACAATCCCTTCACCTCTGCCCTACAGTCTATTGGGGACAATTTTCAAGGAATTGCTACAGGTACTAACCCTCTTTTTGCTCCTCAAGTAATTAGTTTATTTGGATTTAATATACCTGGCGTGCCTTTAATTAGTCCCCGTGATTATTTTTTAACTCAGATGGAATCATGGTTTACTGCATTACCTATGACCACACAATGGATAATAGTTATTGATAATTATCCAAGAGCATTAAGAACAAGCATTATTCAAGCTTTAGAAAGAATAGATGGTGGTAAAAAAGGCTATAATATTGATAGTGCAGTTAACATTTTAAAAAGTTTTCCTCTGCAAAAAATAATTGGTTGCTTATTTGCTGCATCGGTATCAATTCCTGCAGAGCAGTATGATGTTACTTCAGTCACTGTTCCAAACAACAGAGGATTTTTGCCTGGAATTCTAGCAGGGCCTAGGCAAACAGAACCACCCACATTAACAATTGATTTTCGAGAAACAAACACATCTTTTACAGATTTTGTAATGAGGCCTTGGACTATTCTTGCATCTCACTTTGGTATGGCAGCCAGGCCTGGAGATGTAAAGGGTAAAAAAGACCCAAAAAACATAAAATGCAACATGACCATATTGCAATATACAAGAACGTTAAACAGCATTTCCATGATACCTAGAAAAGCATGGACATTTTATAATTGTGTGCCTTATAATATTGGAGAAGAAAGTTTTAACTATTCAGATGAAACTGTACAAAATTTTTCCGTTAGATTTACCTATTCAAATTATACATTAGAAAATAATCTTTACCTGCCTGTTCAAGATATAGTCAACAGAATATCTACTGGATCAATTCCCAGAATTACTACTTTGCAAAATGGCATAGGTTCCATAAATCCCCTGGGCTTCTTATAATTCAATTTTAAATATTTACGTGGGAACAGATTTCTTAATACCAATACAAATTACAAATAATATATCAGTAAACTGCAAAGAGCTAAAGAATAGAGATTATTTTTCAATTTTAAAATATTCTCAAAACCAAGATTATAAAAACCTTTCAATTTTTTTAGAAAACCTAATATACGAGTCTTTACAAGATAAAAAATTATCTAAAAGAATTAATTTAATAGATAAAGCTATTATTCTTCTTACCCTTAGAAGCATATGCATATCACCAGAAATCACTCTTGAATCTAAAAAATTACAAAAAATAATTAAAAAGATAAACATTAGCAACATAATTAAAAAATTACAAGAATTAAAATTTGAAAGATCTATTTCTATAAATAAAAATTTAACACTTAACCTATCTTTACCCAAGAGATTAAGTTATAACAGTCTGGATGAAGTAATAGATAGTTGTATTTACAGCATAACTAATAACTCAAATGACATAATTTTAGACTCAGAAGAAATATCAGAGACATTAAGCTTGCTGCCAGGTAGTTATTTTTTTGAAATTAATAAATTTGTTCAAGATGCAGAAGATTTACTTAGCAAGATAACTCTTATTGAAGCTGATGATACTTTCAATCTTAAAAGCATTAATTGTAGCATACTTTCAAATAATATTTTTAGCTTCATGCTAAGCGTTTTTTCAGATAGCCTAATTAATTTCTATAACCTAATTTTTATATTTGGCACTAAATTAAATCTGTCAAAATCAGACTTTGAAGATCTTACACCTGCAGAATCCACTCTATTAACCAACATGTACATAAGAGAACAAGAAGAATTAGCCAAAGCTAGCAAACAACCCACACAACCTGCACATTCTATTGGACATAGGGTTGAAAAATAATATTATTTTTTAAATATTAATATATGGCAGACAACAATCTTTTAGAAGCTCTCTCTAAAGCAGTAGGTGTTGAAACAACCACCTCCAAAATTCTCTCTAATGGCAAAACAGCAACACTTAAAACCATTAATGTTAAACAGCAAAAGGAAATATTAAAAACTGCGCTAGAAGGCCTACTATCACCTATTTCTTTTTATACAGTAGCCAATCAAATTATAAAAAATAACTTAACTGAAAATATTGAATTGCTCACCGTAGATAGGCCTTTGATACTTTTGAATTTAAGAAAAAATTCAGTAGGGGATGAATATGAGCTATCTTTAAAAGATGAAAAGATAAAAATAAAAATTTCAGATTTAATAGAAAAAGCCAACCTTGTAACCTTTTCTTTTAATGAGTATATTAAGGATATTACTCATGGTGACATCACCATAGTAACCAAGCTCCCAACTTTAGATGAAGATACTTCTATAAACATTCAGCTAAAAAAACTTTTTGAAAAAGTTAAAGATGAAGACAAGCTTAAAGAAATTGTAGGAGAATTATTTGTAGTAGAGCTTATTAAATTTATTAAAGCCATAAAGTTTACGTCAGAAGGAAAAGAAAACATAATTAACTTTAACGACCTGTCACTGGAACAGAAAATAAAAGCTTTTGAGTCTATTCCTATGTCTTTAAACTATGATTTTGTTAATTTTGTAAAGAAATTTAGAACATTAGAAAATTCTATTTTAGAAATTGACCACAAGGGTGAAAAGATAAACATCCCCCTAGATTCTTCATTCTTCTTCAAAGAATAATAGTCATACCTGCATTTTTCATTAAGTATTAATACAGTATGAATGAAGAACTGTTTAATGCTCTTTTGCTGCAACTATCCAATCTAGCTTCAAAAATTGATGCATTGACAGAAACTAATACACCGGAAAACATTCAAAAAGCTTTAGAAGCAAATAAGAATGATCCCAACATGAGGGATGGGGAAAAAAGAAAAGTTACTAAAATAGCTAAAATTTTTGCTCATGAATTCAAAGAACTTTTAGAAAAACAAGATAAAGAAAAAGAAAAAATAGAAGTAAGCTTAGATAAGGATTCATTAAAAATTTTAAAAAAGACAATTTCTTCTGTTATTCCAGAATTTAGCAAAATAATAAAAGAATCCATGGGCAAAGAAAAGAAAGAGAAGAGTGGAGGCATTTTAGGGTTTTTAGGCAGTGTTATAGGCGGTGCTTTGGATGCTTTTGGTGCTATTAATAAAATGATACCTTTCCTACTAACTGCAGGAGGTATTGCTTTAGCTTTTTATGTTGTAAAAAACATTGAAAAAATTTCCAAAGCTATTGATACAGTTTTAAAATCTGGCAAAGAAAATTTACCTACTATTCTTGAATCAATGGCAAAAAATTTGTTTCCTTTTTATAAAGAGTTTTTAAGTACTGCTGAAGCATTTCTCAAGAGAATATTAGATACCATAGACAGAGGCATAGAACAATTACCAAAATTATTTGATATATTGCTTAAAAATTTACCTGTGATAAGAGAAACAGTAACAGGTTTTGCTAATGATTTAATAGATATTTCAAAGAAATTTAGCGAAATGACTCTTGCAGAAAAAATAACAGCCATTGGAGTTGCAGTTGGTACATTTTTAGGTGCAAAAGTTGCACTTGGATTGCTTATAAGTACCCTGGGTAGTTTGAAAGGTCTTGCAGCAGGAGCTGCATTTGCGTTAATAGGAGATGGTCTTAAAAGCATAGCTGAAGCTGCTAAAATGTTTGGTGATATAAGTTGGGAGAATCTTGGCAAAGCAGCAGCTGCTCTTACCGGAATTGGTGTTGCAGTGAAGGGATTGTCAATGATGAAAGCAAACTGGAACATATTTTTTGGTATACTTGGAGCTGGTGCAGTAGGCGGCGGTTTAATTGCACTGCTGCCTGCACTAGCTGATGCATTGAAACCTTGGAATGATGTTACTACTCAAGCATTACAAGGAGCAGGCATGGCTTTAGCTGCAATTTTAGGTACTCTTGCTGTATTTGCTATTCCAGGCACAGGAGAGGCCGCCGCTATTGGTGGTCTGTTTGGATCTGCAGGCTTACTAGTTGCAGAAGGCACATTTATTTTAGGCATAAGAGGCATAGGGGAAGCGTTTAAAGCTACCATTGATACATATGAAAGGCTTCCACCATTGTTCAAAAGTTTTGCAGAAATAAACTATGCTAAGCTTTTTAATGTAGCTGGTGCTATTGCTGCAATTACTGCTGCTTTAGCTTTTAAATCAGTAGCTGGTGGCGTATCAGCCATAACTGATACATTTACAAACATCTGGGGTAAATTAACAGGTCAAAAAAGCCCAGTAGAAGCCATTAGAGAGTATGAGTCATTAGATGCTGCAAAACTGGACACAGTATCCAAATCTATTGAAAGAATTTTCACCGCATTGAATAGAACAGGTAACCTGGATATAAATAAAATCAAGCAATCTGTTGAAGCATTAAAAGAATTAACTAAATTTGATAACAAGGGTAACATAGTTAGCATAGGCAGCCCTCAAGGCCCAATTGCTCAAGATTTTATTTCCAGACCTGGCATGACACCATTAAGATTTAGCCCTCAAGACACTGTAGTTGCCTTAAAAAGACCAGAATTGTTCGGTAAAGATATATCAGATTCAATAAACAAACTTACAGCAGATTTAAAAGAAAATAGCAGAAAAAGTTTAATAGTTTTTAATGAAATGAATGAAAAATTAAACAAATTAAATGAAAATAAAAGCGTCAACATGATTAATAATTCTAGGAATAGCACAAACATAACTATTTCACCTACAACATCTAAAAGTTTTAGAGATGAGAGATATGCTTATCCTGTATAAATATTTATATGCCCAATTTAATATGGTCTTTTAAATATGATGCTGCAAATACTGGTTACAACATAGGCGACACAAGCAACACAAGTTCTAATATAGAGAGTCATCCACCAACACTAGCTCCTGCTAGTAAAGCAAGCGGATTTATTCAAAATTCGACCTTAAGACCCACTACAACCAATGTAAATGTTGTTAATGATTTCTATTGGACATATTCCCCACTAGGCGCTTCTAGACGCCAAGAAGTACCAAAAATAATTTTAACTGAAAAAAGACTTAAAACTAACGCCATGATAGCTCAAATTATTGCTTCTTTTAATACTGCAACTGAAGGGGTAGGAAATGCTTTAGATAATCTTAAAAAATC